CTCCATCCGCACCATGAAAATCCGCTGTTTTTTCATGTAACTTATTGAATATAAATAGTTATCAGCACTGCCTAAAATTCCTGATTTGCAAATTTACCGGGAATTGTGATACATACCGCGCCACAAAGTGAGATTTTTCACGCTGCTTTAAGGTGCGTTTATGGGATGGATTCCGTCAAAAAAAGACCCTGACCGGTTTCTGTTTCTACGGTCCGGGAATTATTATTATCGCCGGCGCGTTCCCGGCAATATTGCTCACCTCGACGAACGTTCTCCCACCATCCGCACAAGCCTGAAGACGGATGATCTCGCCTTGGCGCGCTCCAAGCGGGATCTGATGGAAGAGGCCGATAATATCCTCTGGGCGTCGATGGTCCTCAATGAGCCGCGAGATCCGGCACGCGCTCGCTATGAGGCGGCCATGCGCCGCGTCGAGGCCCTCGGGCTCACCTACCGCTCCTCTCATGCCATGGCGTCGCATTCGTCGCTCGAAGAGATCGTCTCGCGCCTGGAGACAGTCGCCAGTCAGCGCCTGCCGCAGGAACTGGCGCAGGGCGTGGCCGGCATGATCCCGGTGCCGGCCGTTACTGTGGGCAAGGCGTTCGAAATTTACTGCGATGAGATCGTCCCGGACGAGCTGGTGAACAAGAGTGCCGTTCAAAAGGCGCAATGGAAAAAGGTGAAGCTCCGAGCTGTCAATAATTTCATCGCGCTGGTGACCGACAAGGCGATGTCGGACATCACACGCGACGACGCCATGAAGCTCTATCGCCACTGGCTGGAGCGCATCGCGCCGAAGGAAGGAAAACCCACGCATTCGGCTTCGTCAGGCAACCGCGACATCGGCAATATGCGCGTCCTATACGATTCGTATTTCGGTTACATCGGCGAGGAAAACCGGCAGAATCCTTTTGCCCGCCTGAATTTCTCGACGAAGAAAAAGCGATCGCGGCCGCCATTCCCGCGCGACTGGCTGACCGGTACCATCATGAAGCCCGGAAATCTCGCCACGCTCAACGAAGAGGCGAGGGGTATTGCCCTGGCGCTGATCGAGACAGGCGCGCGGCCGAGCGAGTTGGCGAACCTATCACCATCAGCAATCCGCCTGTCACATAAGGTGCCGCACATCGCGATCGAGCCGCGCGACGATCCCGATGATCCGCGTGAGATCAAGACATCGTCCTCGGAGCGTCTGGTTCCGCTCGTTGGCGTGGCCCTTGCTGTATTCCGAAGGCATAAGGACGGATTCCCGAGGTACCGAAATCGCGAGAACGATCTGTCCGCCACACTGAATAAGTATTTCAAAGAAAATGGGCTGTTTCCGACGCCGCAGCATAAAATCTATTCATTCCGGCACTCCTTCGAGGACCGTATGAAAGAAGCCAATCTGGATGACGAACTGCGCCGGCTGCTCATGGGGCATACGATCGAGCGCCCGCGCTATGGTATGGGTGGTTCGCTCGAATGGCGGCAAAAGGAACTGAAAAAGATTGCGTTGCCGTTCAGTCCGACAATCGTATAACTTATAAGGATGGGTGTTGAATATCTCACTCCCTTTCCCGCAGTGCGGCGCGGCCTGCGCCGGTGATGCTCCAAGAGCGTCGCAGGATCGTTGTTTCACCAGTCGCCGGACGCCAAATCGCTCCGACAAGGCCGCGATTCTCAAGGCTGGCAATGGTCTGCGGTGATATGCCCAAATCACGCCAGAATTTACCGGATTTGCGAGGGGCCGTCTCTATTTGAGCGAGAGCATGCTTTTGTAGGTCTGTCAGCTTCATTCGCTCTGCTCCCCAAGTGGTGACGCTGCGAGCATCGTTTTCCACGTAGCTCGGCTATTCCCGTAGATACTGTTACCCGGCCTGCGGGCATTTTTACTGGCCTCAATCATCGCGTCGCTTGGCTCCGCTATCTCGGCGCGGATGGTGTCGATGGCGGCTTTGGCGTGAAGCTCGTAGCCCTGCCAATCTCTTGAAACCCGCTGTTGTTCGATGGCTTCGGGATCACCCATGCTGCCAACGCGCCGGCTAATCGCCTTGGCCACCTTCTCGATCAGGTCAGTTGTCATGGTGGGCCTCCGCACTCAAATCATAGAATTTTTCGTCGCTCCAGCATCTGGTAAGCGCCCGACGAAACTCATCTCGAATTTTCTTGCGCGTTGCCGCAATCGTTCGATCCGACTGCATTTCCCGTTCTTTCATCTGCTCGCGGATAAACCGCATGGCGTGTCGCGTCTGGTTCATGACCGTTCCGCCTCCTTCGCGCGCACGATGGCGAGGACAAGGGCGATGGCGGGCAACTTGTGATAGCCGTATTGTTCCATATCGGCGGGATATGGTTGGATACCGGGCCAGACATTTCCCTGAAATTCCATAGCGTCTTGACCGTCATCGCCCTGAGTGATGCCCCAATGCCACCCCAGCAGCACCCTTTGCGCCAGCGTCACGGCGGCGTCGAGGGAGGTAGTGTATGGCTTGGGCGTCCGGATAATGTTGCCTTTGGTCCAGCCTTCGCCGGGTGCTTCGCCGAAATACTCGGCGATCATCGAGTCCAGTTCCTGGCTCCCGGCCTCGGCTTGTCCTAGGGCGTGGATAAGGTCGTTCACCATAAATCCTCCAAATAGAGTTCCGGGCGACCGGCAGTGTTGCGAAGCAATTGACCGGCGCGATATGCAATCTGGTAGGCTTCGACGCGATTGACGAAACGCCCTGTCGAGGTCAGGAAGCCTTGTTTTTCAGGATGCACGAGCGCATTTTCAAAGCCCATGACGAAGATCATGGATTTCAGAATGGTGTCATGCCGTGCAGGCGGCGGAAGGCTGATCGTTGCGCCGTGATAGACGGCAGCGGCGACAATGCGTTCGTTCTCGACCATCACCGCCCCTCCTTACCGGCGAGGGCTTGGCGGGCTGCTAGAAAAGCGGACGGACCGAACCAGTCTTTGATACGGTCATTCTGGCAAGCCGCTTCTGTCCATCCGTTTTCATCAGCCCATGGCTCGCCTGCAATTTCCGCAAAAGGCTCAAGCGCCTTCTTCGCCGCCGCAAGTTGGGCTTCGAGGGTTTCGACGCGCTTCCGATAATTGTCGCGATCATCAATTACTTGATGCAATAACTCATCGTGAGCATCAAACTGCGCCTCCAACTTCCTAATCCGTGCATCCTTCGCCGCCAATAGTTCATTAGCCCGATCTCTCCGGCAGCAAGGTATTTGAAGCGGATCGCCATGGTCGAAATCTTGGCGCGAAATCATCTCGCCGGTGGCGAGGTTGATCCCGCCCACCGTCACAAGCCCGTCGCCGGCGTTGTCTCTCACGGATGAGGATTTTTGATTGTCAACGGGGCTTGTGTTGCATGGGCTATGGTCAATCGGCGGCATGCTGGCCTCCTTCTGTCGGGCGGGTGGCGTCTCGGAAGCGGACAAGGGGCGTATTGTAGCCGAGCATAAGCGGGTGAGCGGGATCGCCGCTGGCAGTCGTGCCGAATGCCATAACCGGCTTGTTAAACCGGTACAGGAAAGCAAGTACACCGGGGATATGCCTGCGCAAATGCGGCGGTAGCTTATTCCGGCTCCCCCAACACGGCACCAAAACATCGGCTTCCGCACATATGATCCCCATATGGTCCTGATTATCCGGGCCGACAGGATTACCGACATATGCCAGTTCCTTTACGTCCGTCGCTCGATAGGCAAAGACGTTACCAACGATAAAGCGCGATCCGCCCCATGCCGTGACGAAGCCGCGCCACTTTCGTACGGTCGCATCGTCCTTCACGTCGTCGGCGGTTGACGGGTTGATGCCGAAAAAGGCGTACACCGGACCGCTGGCCATGGACACATGCCTGTCGAGTCGGTAGCGATAGCGCCCGCAAGATGACAGCACCGCGCTCATTTCGCCACCTCAGACGATGCCCGCACCTGCGGGGCAGGAGGGAGGGGACGCCAGTGGGTGGGTTGGAATTCGTAGTCGCCGCAATCTATTTCGTCTGTGAGCCATGCTTGAACAGATGGGTGCACATACCAGTGGGCTTTAACGACTATGTTGCCCTTTTCAGTACTGCATGGCCAAGCTAAAAACTCGCTTCCATCCTTCGGTGCGCTCTCAATCGTCCGCCATTCCTCCCGCGCCGGGGATGACAGGGCGACAATCGTATCCTCAAGGTTCTTCCGAGCAGCGCGGTATTCTTCGCTCGCGTAGGCTATGACCGCGCTGTCGTATCCTTCATTTTCTTGCCAGCCCCATACTTTTGCGGCTTCGTCAAAGCGATCGATTGCCTGCACAGCTGCTTCTGGGATGGTCATAGCTGGACCTCCGGCTCGATATATTCGGCGTTTCTGGTTCTGGTGAAAGCCCAAGGCACAAAGCGAAGGCCATGCGCTTCCTGCCATTCATCGCAGGCTTTACGAAGGCGAGCTGTCAGATCGGCGCATTGATCGCCCGTTACATCGAACAGAGATTCACTGCTTTCGGGGTCACATAGATCATAGGCGCGCTCCTCAGCCTCTTCGAGAATGTTATCAGCCCCGATGTAATCGGCCAGACGAATATCATCCTTTACGGCCTCAACAAGGTGGAAGCCTTCATACCCATACCCCTGAGCTTCTTCGATTGCTTCCTCTCGGGTATCGCACGGGCCGATGGTGAATACTTCGTCGTCTGGGCCTGCGTACCATTTCCAGTTCTTGTCGCTCATACTCGTGATCCTTCTGCGGGCCGGAACGTGGGGCTCGGCTCGCGCTCGATATTGTCGATGTTTTGGAAAATCGGATTGAAGGTGTAGGCGCCAACCCAAGGGTTGGTCTGCCAAGCGTCAGGGCCGTTGATATGGTTCCACAAGGTCCGGTAGCTATCGACTGCCGACATGCAGCATTGAGTAGAAGGCATGAGGTAATCTCGCCATCCGTCTGTATCGCACTCGATCCCTTCCACTATCGCGTCGGCTTCGCTGATATCCTGCAACCGCTCAACGTGAACGTCCGTCACTTCGAGGGTAATACGGCTGGCCCATCGTGGCATGAACATGCCGTGACGATAACGGCCAAGCTTGACTATTGCAGGATAGCCCCAAGTCTGATGACGCCCATCAGCCTCATAGCGAACCGGCTCTTCACCGCCCATCGTTGATGGTGGTAGGTCGTCATAAAGAGCCTCGCTCCTCCAAGCCTCGCGCACCCAAAGGCGGTCGCCGTGCTGGATGTGGACCCAATACTTGGCACTTTCTGGAAAGCCTTCGTCAACATGCGTTCCCATCGAACCGACGAAGCCGCCGTTCTGGCCTTCCCATCGCCATGCACCATTTCCTTCAACAATCGGCTGCGGCTTGATGACACGACGCGTTTGAGTCTTCCGACCTTCGAGAATCGCGCGCACCATGGGCGCGGAGAAAAGAATCGGTCTGTCCGTCATGGCTGATTTCTTTCTGGTTAAGTGGCGGGCTGCTCTCGGGTCCGGATACGATTGATCGCCTTGGCGACTACGTCTTCGGCGTCGCGAAGCTTTTCGAGTTCGCCCTCCAGGCGCGTCCACAGCGGGACGCCAAGCAAAGCCTCATCCTTGCGGGCCTTCGCCATAATGCCCGCAAGGATGTCGAGCGCATTTTCCACGCGCTCGGCAGTCATCGGCTTTTTCTTGGGATGGCGGCTCATCACTCGGTCTCGACGGGCTGCCCGTTCTGGAGGATGTAGAACGTGTCGGGCTTGATCCCGTCACGACCGACGATGCCAGACCATACTGCAACAATCTCCATGTCGTCGCCGCGCTCGGCCAGGAAGAGCGCGCAACCATTTTTTCCTCGGACCTTGCCCTGATAGCCGGTTGCGGTGGCAGCGCTCCGCGGACCCGATGCGGTGGCAGCGCTCCACGGACCCGTTGCGGTGGCAGCGCTCTGCGGACCCGTTGCGGTGGCAGCGCTCCTCCATCCCGATGCGGTGGCAGCGCTCCACGGACCCGTTGCGGTGGCAGCGCTCTGCGGACCCGTTGCGGTGGCAGCGCTCCAGTCGCCCGTTGCGGTGGCAGCGCTCTGCGGACCCGATGCGGTGGCAGCGCTCCAGTCGCCCGTTGCGGTGGCAGCGCTCCGCGGACCAGTTGCGGTGGCAGCGCTCCTCCATCCCGATGCGGTGGCAGCGCTCCGCGGACCAGTTGCGGTGGCAGCGCTCCGCGGACCCGTTGCGGTGGCAGCGCTCCAATCGCCCGTTACGAAGGCTACGCTCTTCGTCCCGCTGACCTCGACCATTTCGCGTTCGCCGGTCGCTTGGTTGCCGTCCTTCCGGGTCGCAAGGTTTTTGATGAAGCGCACAGCGGCCACCGCGATCTCCGGAATATGGAGCTCGACCTTCACGGTGATCTCTGCGGCGGCGATCTTGGTGTCGTCGCCTTTCTTGTCCGTCTCGCCGGAAAGAATGACCTCGGCATAGCGGCTCGATGCTGGCGGGTAGTATCCGAAGACATCGAGCGGATAGGAGCAGGCATGAAAACCGCTGTCGCAGGCCTCGACGGGTCCGTCATGCTTGAACGATTTCCCTATTTCGAACTGGAATTCACGGCACTGCAAACGGGCGTCGAAGCCCTTGAAAGCGACGATGTCGGTCATTGGATCGTTTCCTGAGATGAAAAGATGGTTTCGGCGCGAGCGAACGCGTCCGGCATTTCCTTGACGATCGCGTCACAGATTTCGCCGCGGCGATCTTCACGCGTGATCGCGAGGATGCACCCGGCCGTCGCCGTCAAAAGGCCGGAGACGATGGCGACTGTCGCTGCCTGCGGCGGCAATCCAAGCGCCATCGCCTGATTGTGGATGCGCTGGAAGGCGGTCGCCATTGCCTTGCGCATCCGGTCGGCGGTCAGATCGAACGGATCGTTCGGATCGAAGGGCGCGCGGTCGCCCGTCATACCAGCCCCGCAATCTGCGCGCCGAGAATGGCGGCGGCAGCCACGCTCGCGATGAGCGTGGAAAGGACCACGAGGAAATTCAGGTATCCTTCGTCGGATTTGCGGGCCTCGGGCAGGCTGAAACCCGCGTCGGTCTTGAGGTGGATATCATCCTGCATGGCTATGCCACCCTCCGAACGGAACGGCGGCGGGCAAGGGCCGCGGCACGCTCGCCCAGACGGCGGACCACGTCGCGCGGATAGCCGCGGCTCTCCAGCGTCTCGGGCGTGACATTCTCGCCGGCGAAAGCCATTTCGCGCATCGTGTCAGCAAGCCTGTCAACGAGGCTGGACTTGCAGGAATGGGGAGGAATGGGCCGCTTGGCGGCTTGAAACTGGATCATATCGGTTCTCCGCTCGTTTATGGAGAACCGGCTGCGCGGCCTACTCGATACTCAAATCCGCACAGCCGGTTTCCATGGGGGCGGATAACCAATAATTCGGGATATATCCCGTGTCAATTAAAAATATGGGATATATCCCGCATATAATTAACCAAGCATCACGCAAAGAAACGGCGCAACGCGGGTTTTATCCCGCGCTGATTCGCGCATATTCATTGCAGGAAAGGGATTACAGTAACAGCCGCAGCAACGGCACGGGCGCATGTAGGATGTTACATGTCCAATATAGAGCGGCGGACGCGACCGAATATTTGAGGCGTATTCCCTAATGCAGGAAAGAGAGGTTCATGCTTGGGGTTCGTCGATACCGGCTCGAATCTGTTGGGGTTTGGGCGGTAGCGTTTGTAGGTTGCCCGTCCTTCGTCATCAAAAATGATAAAACACCCGTTCTGAACGAGTCTTTTATCGCGCCGATTAACAACGATGAGTGAGTCCGGCGGGGATATACGGTCCATAGAATCTCCTTCGACCCGAAATGCAAACCAGTCACCATCGGGAAGATCGGAAAAACGTATGGTAGGGAAATGCTCCAAAGATTCGATGCCATCAGAATCAAGGAAGGCACCAGCACTAACCATCGATATGATCGGAACGGAAATCGCTTCTTTGTCCTCTGAGCCGAATGCGAGCCACTCAGGGGTAGTATGCAAGACTGAAGCAACTTTGATTAGAGAATCAAGGCGCGGTAAACCTTTGGCCCGTAGCCAGTCGCGCACCAGATCGGGCCCATGGCCGGAGGCGAGACCGACAGCGCGCACCGATAGATTTAGTTCTTTGACACGTTCATCTACGCGCCGAACTATTTGATTTTTAAGGTCGTCACTCATAACGGGATTATTCCCGTATCCACAAGGACGCGCCAGCGGGACATAACCCGTTGACAGACGCGGGACATATCCCGTATATCGGCCATATGAACAGTGTTGATGCATTCCTCGCCCTCATTGATATCTATCGCACATCCACCGGATTGGCGGAGGCCACGGTTTCGTCACGGCTGTTCAATGACGGAAAGCGAATCGCCAGTATTCGCGACGGTTCGGATATTGGCGTTCGTCGGCTATCAACGGCGATGAATTGGATCTCCGATAATTGGCCGCCTGATGCGAATTGGCCCGATCACATTCAGCGGCCCCATTCGCCCGAACCATCCCCCTCGGATGAGGCTAGAGCGCTGTCGCTGTCACAATTCGGCGCTCCAGCTTCCAATCACATGGAGGAAAGCAGGTGAGCAGTATCGTTATCTATCTGCCTCGTGACTCTCGCGATCATGCTGATTTTCCGAACGACTTCGATGCGATTGGCCGCCTCATCTTTGTATGCCGCTTCGTAGCGTACATTCTCGCTTTCTTTATCGGATACGATCTCCTCTGTCGCCGTCATGATCGCGGTTTCGTCTTCTTCGGACATATGGGACAACATTTGCGCAATAAGTTGCAGAGCTACGTCGACGCTGGCATTCAAGCGCGCGACGACTTCAAGTCCGTCTTCCGCCATGGTGATAATTCTCCTGTTTGTTGGCACAACCATGAGGACATGATCCATGGCGATTGGCAAGCGCGGCCGAACCTTCAGTTTGGTCGCGCTTATATTTCTATTGATTGTAGTGAATCACCCGAAACCTCCTCTTCGGGTGAGGCTGGAACGCTTTCGCCGCCACAATCCGGCGCTCCAGCCATCTGTCAGGGTGGAGAAGTGGCATCTCGCTTGGTTCATACCCAAGAGATCGCGGGTTCGAGTCCCGCCCCTGCAACCAGTTTCGATTCGCCCGATCTCCTCCCTACGGGCGACAATGCCGGGGCGCGGCCTACGGGCATTCGCCGCGCTCCGGCAACCGAATACCAAGCGAAAGCGTGTGATGAAACCCACAGTGGTGAAGGTTCCGAAGCTGTGGCGGAGCGCGTTAGTAGGCTCGCATCCGGGCGTACGGATGCTGCAACGTCTGAGAGAATGGACGTGACAGCCGGAGAGACGGCACCATGATTTCATTCGCGACCCGGTGCGCTTGCCGCCTGAATTCAGTCCCTGCATTGCTGCCTCCGTAGCCGTTGATGCCCAGTCTGTAACGGCTGGGCCGAACCGTTTCACCGAATCCTTTGATCGATTCTTTTCCTTGACGCTTTTCAGGGGTGCTTTCGTGCGCACAATTTCAGAGCCGGAACGGCGAACGCTCAAGGCCGCGACAAGCGGGGCTTATCAGCTTGCGGGCGGAATTTCCCGCATTCTGGATTTCACACGTGTCACCACTGCGCCGCTGTCGAAATATGCTTCGTTCGGCGATGAGCATGCCGAATCGTTCGTACCCGTCGACGTGGCGATCGAGATCGACCGCGCGGCGAAGTCTCCCGTCATCGTCAAGGAAATGGCGGCGCTGCTCGGCTATGAGCTGGTGCCGGTCGGTGGCGGTGCGACGGCGGCAGAGCGCCCGGCGCTGACCGAAATCGATGCGCATATCGTGCTCTCGGAAGCCTTGGACGTTTCCCGCGCCATCCTCGACGCGCTGGAAGATGGCCGGATCGATGCGCATGAGCGGAAGCATATCGGCAAGGAAGCGCGGGAATCCATGCGCGCCCTGCAAGGTATCCTCGACAGGATCGGG